AGCTGTTTGTTTTTGGGTTGAAGTTGCATCAGCTGATGTTCCGCTTGGAGTAACAATATTTACTTCACCTTCTTCAAGACCTTCATCCACATCAGTGCCTCCAAAGAAATATTTATCATATAAACTGTCTATAGTTCTGATTTTAGCTTCTTCAGGTGATACTCCTTGTTTTACTAAAGCCGCTATTAATACATCTTTTTCAATATCAATAGATTCTTTACCTATTTCATTGTATAAATCTTGTAATTTTTCTTCAGAAGTTACATCCATATCCATATCATCAGGGGGTTGAGGGCCATCATCAAATTTACCTGTATCGAATTCAGCTCCTTCCCATGCTTCTTTTATTTCTTCTTTGATAAGTTGAGAAATTATAGAACGAATATTGTTTTCTTCAATATTTTCTTGTAATTTAATTTTCTTTTCCTTACCAGGTAAAGGCATTTTTTTTACTCCTTTTGATGATTTAGGAGTAACCGTCATTTCACCTTTTACTTTTTTAGCAGCACCGGTTTTCTTTTCTCTATCACCTAAATCAGTTTTAGAAGCTTTAGGTTTAACTTGGTCAGGCACTGGGGTCATTTGGTCGGTTTTAGAAGCAGTTAAACCAGGAGCTTCATCTGTGTATCCTGTTCCTTTAGTACCAAATTGACCATTCTTTACATAATAAAGAGGGTCTTTGTATAAATTTTTAGCTACAATAGCTTTTAAATCATCTACAGTCTTATCTGCATTTGCCGGGTCTTTCATTTCAGCATAATATCCGACTAAGAAAGCTTGACCATAAATGTTATCTATATTTTCTTTATTTTTATAATCGTAGCCTCTAGTTTCCATATCAACTACATCTTTTGTAGGCTTTTTTTCTATGGCTTTGGCTTCGTTAATGTTTTCTTTAAAAATAGCAAACCAATCAGGGTCTGTTCCTTTGGTTACTACTCCACCAATAGATTCATGAAGAAGTCCTCTTTGTTTTAGAAGAGGGACAGCTTGATTATAAGTAAAATGATTAGGAATTACATTTGGATATAATTGTTTTGCGGTTTTTAGTAATATTTCTTTATTACCTTTACCTTCCTTAATCAAATTATATTGTTCTTGAAGTGTTTTCATTTTTCTATTAGTTGTTTATTTCCATAAATCCTTATAATCAAAAGTTTTAGATTTTGCTCTTAATTGCTTTTGATTAACCGGTTTAAATCCCAATTTATAATAATAAATATTCTTAGCTCCTTTAGCTTTCTTATTAGGATTAAAAGCAAATGGAGTTGCATATTGAGCTCCAGTACCCGGAGTAAAACTAGCTCCGGTGCCAGTTACAGACATTTCTTTTAATGCCTGTTTAATTAGCTTTCTTAGACGTTCCATGTATGTTATTTAATTCTTCTACAAGTTCGTAGTACTGGAGTAAATTAAGGACATGCTCACTATTTACTTGTTGGTTTTTGTTTAATTCTACAAGTAGATTAGGGATTTCTTTTAACTTAATTTGAGTAGCTTTATCAGTTACTTTTTCAGCTAAAACAATAATGTTTCTCTTAATATCGTTAATTTTAGTATTGTAAAATTCTTTTAATTTAGGTGTATTATCTACACTATTAATGTATTCTTTTAATACTAATTTTTGATTTATATTTAAATTAGTATACTTACTATTAAATTTTTCTAATAGAATTTTATACGTAAGTATTCTTACATCTTTATCTTGATGTTTTAATTCTTCAAATACATTATCTTTAACTTCTTTTTCACTTATTTTAGATGAAGTTAAATGTTCTAATATATTAATTTTATTTGAAATAACCTGTTCAGGATTTATTGCTTTTTCTTCACTATATATTTCTAATAGAGTATATAAAGAAGCATAAACTTTATAATTAGGAATTTTAGTTTTAAAGAAATCTTCTAAATTGTAATTATTTCCTATTTCTTTAATAAGATTATATTTTTGTCTTCTTAAAGCAGATTTATTTAATTGTTTAGAAGTTTCAACTATTGTATTAATAATTACATTAGCTTTACTTTCGGTTAACTTGTTATTTTTGTTTAATAACTCGTATAATTTATATTCTCTTCCTAATTCGGTCTTAGTAAAATATTTCTTTAATATATTAACTGCTTTAGACTCAGAACCAGACAATGTATCCGCTGTGATTTGTCTCACTAAAAGCTCAAAGAGAATACCTGTATTTCTTAATTTGTTATGCTTTATATTCATCCTGCGCAGGGATTTTGATTATAAATATATAATCTTTTTTATTCTTTAATTTGAGATTCATCTAATAGATCTTTCTTTTCTTTATTAAAGACCATTGTTTTGTTTAATCCTTCCACTAAAGTTTTATGTTTTATTTTATTCTCTAAAGATAAAGGAGAATTACCTTTAAATTTAGAATTAAAATCTGGTTGGTCATCTATTTTCATTGATGTTCTACCTAATCTATCTTTACCAAAAACATTATTTTGTGTATTAATATTTGTAGCTTTTTCTTTAGGACGACCTAATAGCGCTTTTTCTTCATCATATTCTGTAGGAATAGCATTATCTTGATATCTACCTCTACCATATAATGAAGCTAAATCGTGAGGAGTACCATATGATTTACCTGATTCTAGAGGGTCATTACCTTCGTTTTCGATTTGTTTTAGTCTAAAGGCACGTTTAGTATCTTCTTTAATCAAGTCTCTGTACTCATCATATTGGTCTTCGCTTAAGTGGAAGATATTATCATAAATCCAATCTGTAGGTAATAATTTACTATCAATAATATTCTTTGAAAGGTCTACTTTTTCCTTCAATAATGCAATCTTTTCCTGGTCGTAAATTATAGATGGGGTAGTTAATGATAATTCAAAATTTGTTAAATTCTCATCCTTATAGCCTTGAGCATATAGATGTACTAAGGCTATTTTGTATAACTCAGAAAGAATAATTCTTTGAATTCTATCAATTGTACGACCAAATCTAATATCTTGAGCAGCTAATGTAGCCTTACCACTTAAATCTTTTTCATAACCCATAAAAGCTTTAGGAACTTTAAGAGCAGCAAATAATTTGTCTCTTAAATATTCTACGTCTTTGATACCATCATATTCTAAACCTTTTGTAGTATCAATTTTTGTAGTTTGGTCATTACCTCTTACAGGGATATAAAAATCTTCCAACATGTTTTGCATATTGTATTTTAGATTATAATCACCTGTATTTTGGTCCATATAAGGGATACGTTTCATGCTAGTAATAGTTTTCTGCATGAAATTATCTACTTCTTGAGGCGGTATATTACCAATATTAATATAGAATATACGTTTTTCTGGTGCTCTAACAATACGATGAATTAACATTGCATCTTCCATCAAAATATATTGTTTAAATATTTTACGAGCGGGTTCAATATATGAACGACCATATGGAAGATAATTAACATCAGCTACTAATCTAAAGTGAGCCATTTCGTAATTATCAAAATAAATAGCATTAGATTGAGCTTGGTTAGTAGGGATATTAAAGTAACCACTACTTCCTCCAGCATATCCTTCAGGACTAAATCTGAATCTTATAGAAGCTGGGTTTTCTCTGTCATAGTTTTCTTCACGTGCAATATGGAAAGCTGTGTATGGAATAACGTTATATACTCCTAATTTGTCTGCAATTTCTAGTTTTAAGAAGAAATCACCATACTTACACATTTGTCTAATCCATGACCATAGGTTAAACTCTACATTTAATACATCATAGAATAAGTTATACAGTATCTTTTGAATAGTTTCATCACTACTTCTAATCTGGATAACTTCACCTAAATCGTTTTTTAAAGTACTTTCATCGGCTATAATATCAAGAGCAGATGCTATAATAGCATCATTATCCATAACATCATAGTCTGAGTATAGTTGGGTTCTTAATGTTTGATAGTTAATATTTAACTGATTACCATATAATGAGGTAGCATTATTTGAATAAATTCTACCATATCTTTCTAATAATGAATTGGTTTGATACTTACCAGTTTGTTGTATTTGATTAGTATCGATTACTTTGAGTTGTTTTCCTCCTTCGCTTCTGATAATTACATCAGTAGAAAATAAACGCTGTAATCTTGAAAATAATGATTTATCTGCCATCTTTTAACTTTATTATAAATATTTTATTATCCTAAAAGCCATCTAAGGTCCTCATCTTGTCCATTAATCTGTATAGTATATGGTTTTTGACCATTATTAGCAGAATATGCACCATTATAACTAGTTCGAGTATTTGTTATATTACTCAAAGCAGCTTTAGTTAAATCTAAGTTTTGTTGTTTAAATTTTAATGATGTATCTCTTAAATACATTGCAATTGCAAAGCTCATAATTAAATCATCATTGTAACCAGGTTGAGCTTCTGCTCTACCATTTTTCCAAATAAATACTTTTATTTCTTCTAATAATCGTTTAGAATTAATAGTTACTGATCTATCATGAATGTATTCTTGTAATTTACCTATAATCATAGGTCTGGTTCTTAGTGAAGTAGTAAATCCAGGAACCATTTTTGATGAGTCTGAGTATTTGTCAAAAAATGTGGTTGAATCTGTAGCTTCACCTTTATTTGAGTAATAAAGATTATTATATCCTCGTTCAATTACTGTTTGTATAGTAGACCAACCTACGTTAGCATTTTCTATAACTAATAAAGCTTCGTTATATTCAGTAGCTATACCTACTAATAGGTTACCAAAATCTTTAGTACCTATTTGACCTTTATATTCAGCTACTTGTGAGTTTGATTCTATATCAATTACATGGAATGCAGAATAATCTTTGCCATCACCACGAGCTACATCCGCTACAACCATATATGAACGTGTATAATCGGCAGGCTCCCACACCCACAGATTTTTGTCGATACCACGTCTTTCTACAGGTTCTTTAATATATGTTTGTTCATAAAACTGTATTAATTCGGGATGGAATACGGTATCACCAGAAGTAGCAAAGTTACAATCACATTCTTGGGCTGCTAGTCTGGGGTCACCTAGTAATTCGTCTTGTAATTTTCTCCACTTTTCATCTCGTTCCGGATGTACCATCCAGGGTAGTTTAATAGGTAGGAAATCAT